CACCTTGCTTCTGAAATAGTCATAATGTGTTCGTATTTGGGATTGCCGTCATCCCAGAGGTATGTGCCCATAGCCTCCATATCCGCATCCACAATAAACATCACAGTTTCGGGTAAAGGCATTTTCCATCGGCAAAAAGGCTCGCAGCATACCATTGCGCTGTACAGATTGCGTATGATTGCTGGCGTTAGTTTCATGCTAAATGTTTAAGTTTTGCGTGAGGTATTATGGTACGAGTATCGGTTGAATGTGCGCCACAAGCTTTACATTGATAACGCTGGTAAGCACCTGTCGTAGTATAACGAAATCCTTTACTAACCAGATGAGGCTTTGAACAAGTGGGACAAACAAACCCATCCCTGTCTTTCATCATAATTGTCTTGTTTAAAGGCGTTTTAATCCAAGGTGTGAGGCGGTTATATAGCTTTTCAAGCAATATCACATCCTGAATATTATATTCTTCCATTGTTTTCCAGGCTTTTTTATCGCCATTCATACATTTAACCCAAAGAATATGACCTTCATGGTCTTTCTTTTTACCCAATCCCAAGCGTTGAGCCACATAATCTAATTTATTGCTTGGGAATCTAAATTGGCTTTTTACAGTCCGCAAAAGGTCAATTTGCTTAATTGGCGGTGGCGGTGTCATTTTATGAACCAAAAACTCTTTATTCAGAGTCGGTATATCAAACTTTGAGCCGTTGTAATGCACTACCGCATCTGCTTCGCATAGCATGGCATGAACGCCCTCAAGCATCTTTTTGGCATCGTTTCGATGAACTGAATCAAAGTAAACATCCTCTTCGCCTAGCCATTTAGCCGAGTAACACATCGTATAAGAAGATTCTAATAACTGGGACAATCCCACATTCTGTTGCCAAATTCCCCAGACATGGGCTAAATTGGGTGAAGTTTCAATGTCAATCAACAGTATCTTCAAGGTTTACCCCTTATAATCAATAAGTTACTGAATACTAACCTATCTATATGTCATTTGCTGTCAAAAAAACCGATAAAAATCAAGCGAATGTTGTAAAAGCACTACGAGATTATGGTGCTGATGTTTATTCTTTGCATACCGTAGGTGGTGGCATCCCAGATTTACTGGTTTTATTTGATGACCAAACTATTTTGATGGAAGTTAAAGATGGCGCAGATAAGAAACTAACGCCCCTACAAATCAAGCTATTTGCTAACTGGAAAGGTGGGCATTTGTATAGGGTAAATTCTGTGCAAGAAGCTATTGAAGTGTTAAAATCCGTTGAACAGGAGAAATAATCATGCCTTTAGACAAATCTGGTAGTTCCAAAAGCGTAGGTAAGAACATTAAAGCGGAAGAAGCCGCAGGAAAGCCACGCAAACAAGCTGTGGCAATCGCCCTAAATGTAGAGCGTGATAATGCTAAAGGCAAGCGCAAAGCCAAGCTAGAAGAAGCCTACGGTAAGGTATTGGGCAAAAAAGAAGTCCAACACAAAGATGCCGTAGAAATGTCCACAAAAAAACACATGAAAGGGTAACAACATGAAAAAAATGACCCACACATACAAAAAAGAAGATGCAATGTTGCGTGAAAAAACACCTTCTACGCTAGAAAAACAACAGGCAAAACGCCAAAAAGACAAACCAGCGCCAGAAATGGAAGCAGGTAAAGGCAATATTCTCATTGAGAAAGAGAATAAACGAGCCAAGCGCAGAGAAATGCTGGATAAGGCGATGACTGCTGCGATGAAAAAAGAAGGCAAAGACCCTTACTAAAATTTAAGCTACAATAAAAGCATTATTATTCAACCACTTGGATAGATATGCAAATCAAAGAAGTAGAAGTATCAGCTCTAATTCCTTACGCTAAAAACTCTAGAACTCACGATGATGCCCAAGTAGCGCAAATAGCCGCCAGCATTAAAGAGTTTGGGTGGACTAACCCTATTTTGGTAGATGGCGATAAAGGCATAATTGCTGGTCATGGTCGCCTAATGGCCGCCAGAAAGCTCAAAATGGACAAAGTACCAGTTATTGAGTTAAGTGGTATGACCGAAGCCCAAAAAAAAGCCTATGTAATAGCAGATAACCGATTAGCCTTAAACGCTGAATGGGATAACGCTATGCTTACTATTGAATTGCAAGACCTTGAAAATGAAGGGTTTGACCTATCTTTAACTGGCTTTGACAAAGATGAGCTAGATGCCTTATTAAACCCCATAGAAGAAACAGAAGGTTTAACAGATGAAGATGCTGTGCCTGATGTGCCAGATGAGCCAAAAACAAAGCTAGGCGACATATATATCCTTGGAAATCATAGGCTTATGTGCGGTGATAGCACTAGCATTGATGCGGTAGAAAAGCTAATGGATGGTCAAAAAGCAGACATGGTGTTTACAGACCCACCTTATGGCGTTGACTATCAAGGAATCCATAATGATTCAAGAGATGGGCTAGAAGAACTGTTAAGAGGTGTATTTGCCAATTACATTGCATCATCTAAATCAGGAGCATCAATCTATTGTTTTCACTCTGACCGATGCGCTGATGTATTCCATAAAGTGTTTAGAGAGTTCTTCCATTTTAGTTCAATGATTATTTGGGCAAAAAACAGCTTAACATTGAGCCAAACAGATTATCAAAGCCAGCACGAACCATGTTTATATGGCTGGATGGATAATGGCTCTCATTCTTGGTATTCAGACAGAAAACAGACTTCTGTATGGCAATTTGATAAAGAACGAGTAGTAGGTCATACAACTCCTAAACCAGTTGCTTTAGTTGAAAGGGCTATAGCTAATTCCAGCAAAGGCGGAGATATAGTTATTGATTTATTTGGTGGCTCTGGAAGCACTATGATTGTTGCTGAAAAACTAGGCAGATTTGCAAGAATTATGGAATTAGACCCAAAGTATTGTGATGTTATAGTTCAGCGTTGGGAAGATTTTACAGGTAAAAAAACGGTTTTAGCGGAGTTATAAAAATGGCTGAAAAAGGCAGACCAGCCCATAAGCCTACAAAAGAGGCCCAGGACACCGTTAAACGCTTATCAGCATTGGGTGTGCCACATGAGGATATAGCCACAAGGCTCAAAATAAGCGCTGATACCCTTGTTAAATACTACAAAGATGAATTAGATGAAGGGCGCATAGACGCCAATGCTGCCATTGCTGGCACATTGTTTAGCCAAGCCAAAAAGGGCAATACTGCTGCAGCTATATTTTGGTTAAAAACTAGGGCTAGATGGAAAGAAACCCAAGTAAATGAAGTTACTGGCTTAAACGGCAAAGATTTCACAATATCCTGGGCAGATGAGTAAACCCATAATAAAGCTGTTATATCGCCCCAGAAGCGTTTTTGAGGACTTTCATAGCCGTAACCAGCGCTGGAGCGTAGTTGTTGCACATAGGCGATGCGGTAAAACCGTAGCCTGTATAAATGAATTAATTGTAAAAGCCCTATTAGAGGGCAAAAATGATGGTCGCTATGCCTATGTTGCACCATATTACAGCCAAGCCAAGAATATCGCCTGGGACTACCTGTTAAGGTTTAGTCAGCCAGTATTGGCTAAAGCCAATCAATCTGAACTATGGGTGGAATTAATAAATGGAGCAAGAGTTCGTCTCTTTGGCGCTGATAATCCTGATGCTTTACGAGGCCTTTACCTCGATGGGATTGTGTTAGATGAGTATGCAGATATGCGCCCTCGTATTTGGGGCGAGATTATTCGGCCTTTGCTGGCAGACAGACTTGGATGGGCAGTTTTCATTGGAACGCCTAAGGGTCATAACGCCTTCTGGGAGCTATACAACACCGCTTCTAACGACCCAAACTGGTATTGCAAGACCCTAAGAGCTAGTCAGACTGGATTGTTGGCAAAGTCAGAGCTTGATGACGCTGCCAAATCCATGACACAAGACCAATATCTGCAAGAGTTTGAGTGCGACTTTGAGTCAGCCATCATTGGCGCTTACTATGGTAAAGAAATGCGCCAGCTTACTGATTTGAATAGAATCACCAAGGTCGAGCATGACCCAATGTATAAAGTATTTACAAGCTGGGACTTGGGGTACAGCGATGACACCTCAATCTGGTGGTGGCAAGTCATTCGTGGCGAAGTCAGATTTCTTGAATATCATGGAAGCAATGGTCAGCCTGTCAGTTTCTATACAGGACTCATTCAAAGTAAAGCTGCGAAATATGGCTATCAATATGGGCTACATTATCTGCCTCATGACGCAAGAGCAAAAACACTAGCATCTGGTGGAAAGTCAATAATTGAGCAACTTTCTGCTAAAATTCCGTTAGAATCTATGAAAATAGTGCCGAATTTGTCACTTCAAGACGGAATCCAAGCAACTCGTATGTTATTGATGCGGTCTTGGTTTGATA